AGAAGAAGTTGCTCCTGAAGAGCCGTCTGCCCCTATTACGCCAGTTTTTCAAAGACGCGCAGAGCCCCGTGACCCACGGATTGTCGAACGCGCACGTGCTTTGATTGACGAGCGGATCAGCCGTGTCAGGGGTGAAAAAGAACAGGGTAAAATTCTGGCCGATGCTTTGCGTAAGGCATTGGACAGCATGGAGTTTAGCCCTGAGCAAATGGTGGCAGCATTCAATGCTGCTGACGTGACAGCACGTCTTCTTGGCAAGACGGAGGTTGAGCCGCATACGTTTGAATTTTTAGGTCGTGTGTTTTCTGGAAGCACTGAAGCATTTGCCAAGCGTGTTCCTCCGTCAGAAACAGTTAACGGTCTCATTCAATTTGCTCTTGATAAACGTAGAATTAGCGAGCGTGGAGAAGCTGGTAGAACAGCGGCGCATGAGGCGTTTCACGTTCTTCAAGATATCTTTGCAAAGTATGACCCGCAGGGATCAAAAATCATTAAGGCCGCTTTCAAAGGTGCTAAGTCCTTGGACGAAATTAGTCCAAGTCTCCTTGCAGCGTTAAAACGTATCAAAGACCCTGACACCGGCGCATCTATCTATGACACGATGCAGGATCAGGTCCCGCAGGAAATCTTTGACGCTCTTGGTGACAACCAAGCGCAGCGCGAACGTGAATTGCAGGCGTACGTCTTTGAATACTTGGACAACGCTGCATCTAAAGAAGTTAATATCAAAAGCATTGGCGGGGCCTTTGTCCGCCTGCTTAACTTTATTAGAAACTTCAAGGAACGCTTTGGTAACTTGATCCGTGGTCAGGGCTTTACGTCTGTGGAAGACGTATTGCGTCAGGTGTCACGCGGAGAGAGACAGGCTGGCATTGGTGAAGCAGGCGTACGTGTCAAAAAAGACACGGAAGGGGAGGAGACAAAGGTTGCTCCTTCAGCGGAGTTTTCTGCGGCGATCAAGAAGACAGGTCAAGAAGGCGCTGCTCGTGTAAACTCAAGTCGCTTCCGTTCAGTGTGGGACAGTATGCGGGAGTTCTTTAGCCCGTTTGCCCTCATCGATAATCTTGAGGATCTTTTTCAGCTTCGTAATCTTTCAGTTGGAACGACTGCGAAGTCTGAGGAGTTTGCTCGTCAGATGTCAGATATTATTTCGAGCGGATCTGACAAGGACAAGAAGGCTGTATACGAGTATCTGACGACCCGTAATGCTTCCCCTGATAAGATCTTGGACAAAAAGGTCAGAGACGCTGCGATACAGACAAAGAAGGAAATCAACTCCATCGCAAAGCAGCTCTTTGAACAGGGGCAACTTAAAAAAGAAAGCTTTGAAAAGTATTACGATCAATACTTGCCGCGTCTTTATATGGTCAATGTGTTGAACGGGAAGGGTCTTAAGACACCTCTCGGTGGTAAGAGTGTGCAAGAATATCTGTATGAACGTAACAACGATCTTACAGAAGAAGAACGCGCAATTATGGGTGAAATTAAAGACCCTGCGTTCCTTGCATATATTGCGATATCGCGTCCTTCGAGAGACTTGGCAATGATCAAGTATCTCAACAACATGTTTGCTGTTGGTGAAGAAAACGGATGGATTGCTCCGCAAACCACTGTCACGTGGCGTGGAAACAAGATGACACCGTATAGTCTGAAGGAACGTGCAGATGACATGCTCAATGTTGTTGAGGATGTTAGGAAGCAGGATCCGAAGCAAGCCGAGATCATGGATAAAGAAATCCTTGAGATGTACCGTATCGCGGATGCCGGTATGAAAGACATTAAGGCAAACATGAGCGTGTATGAGTTGGACGGATTTAAGCAAATGCCGATCCATCCAAGATACGTAAATCTTTCTGGCGCTGTCGTTCGCACTCCTATCTACAATGACCTTGTAGGCACATTCATCCCAATGGGTAAAACAAACGCATCTCTTATGCAGAGATTGTTTGCTGACGAAAACTCACGGCTGGTTCAACTCACTCAGCTTTGGAAGCTTGGTAAGACAACGCTCAATCCTCCGACCGTGTTTACAAACATGATCTCAAACGGGATTGCGCTCAATCTCTTCGGCGGTGTCCCCATCAGCAAGTTCCCCTCCTTGTTGAATAAGGCTCTTGTAGAGATGCGTGACAAAGGCAAGAACTGGGAAGACGCGCAAAGTCTTGGATTGCAAGGAGGAACGATGGCGTCTGCGGAATTAAACGCGGCCATCAACAGACTTCGCCTCTATCAGCTTCGCTCTGGCAATGACACGTCTCTTATCGGCATGTTCGCTAGAATTAGAACGGTCGCCAGTGCCTTTACTGAAAAGTCTGCGGAACTTTATCAGCTCGCAGAAACCCTGTTTAAGTTTATGAAGTACATTCATGACATCGAACAGGCAGGACCTAACCCGACGATCAAGCAAAAATCTAATGCTGTGAATGCAGCAAACGAAGCGTTGTTTGATTATACCTTGGTAAACCCAAACATCCGTTGGTTGCGTCAAGCCCCAATTGGTCTTCCGTTTATTACGTATTACTACAAGGCTCTTCCAAAACTTGTTGAGACTGCGGTTAAGACACCGTGGCGTTTTGCACCATATGTTGCTTTGGCGTACGCCATTCCAATGGCAACAATGGCTGCATTCGACATCGACGAGGACGAGTTGGAAAAGCTCCGTAAGTCTATGGCTGAATACATCCGTGACAATGGCTCACTTTATATTCTTCCTTACCGCGACGAGAAGGGGAACATCCAGTTTATCGATGCTGCTCGCTTCTTCCCGTTTTCAGCTTTCGTCGATCCAATAATAACGGCGGTAAAGTATGGCGAGGTTAAAAAGGGCATAAAAGAATTTGGACAGCCATTCATTCCTAGCGGACCTATGGTGACAGCAATCACTGCACTGAATGCTGGGGTAGACCCGTTCACGCGGAAAAAGATCTATGATGATCGTGACACGCCAAAGGCGCAGGCGCTGTCAATTCTGTCATATGTTTGGAACCAAGCACTTCCCCCTGCGTTGAATATTGACTTGAACAACCCTGACAACAGTGCTGGCGCATTGCCTCGCATCTACAATGAGTTGTTTGTCGATAAGACAGGCGTGGATAGACGCGGTCTTCCGAAACCTGAAACGGCAGAGACAATAGCTCGTCTGTTTGGTTTCAACATCACACCACTTGATGCTACGCGGCAACGTGCCCTCAACATCATGTATATGCAAAACAAGATTGGTCAGTCCCGTGCTTTGATTGCTCAGATCAAAAAGGATCAGAGTATGTCAGTGGAGGACCGTCGGGCAAGAATCCTTGAAATCTTTGATGACATCAAAAAAGATTCCGAGGAACTTCGTAAGTATGTCGCTGACACGGCTGGTGTTGAACAGGTGGCTCAAAAGATTAGGAAAGCACAATGAAGGACAACTTTGATAAATGCCTCGCTCTCGTTCTTCAGCACGAGGGAAATTTTGTTAATCACCCAAAAGATCCCGGAGGAGCTACCAACAAAGGGGTAACGAAAAAGGTCTGGGAAGAGTGGATCGGTAAAACCGTTTCAATCGATGACATGAAGGCTCTGACGGTGGAAGATGTCAAACCGCTCTACAAGAAGAACTACTGGGACCGTGTCCGTGGAGATGATCTACCGGCAGGTGTTGACTATGTTTGCTTTGATGTTGCTGTTAATAGTGGTGTTGTTCGTTCCGGCAAGTTTCTTCAGGCTGCTCTTGGACTTCCTACGGATGGCATCATTGGGCCAGCTACCCTTGCTGCCGTAGCATCTCGTAATCCACGTGAACTCGTGACAGACGTATGCGACAGGCGCATGGCTTTCCTCCAAGCCCTCCCGACATGGAGTGTCTTCGGGAAGGGCTGGGGTCGTCGCGTCAAGGAAGTCGAGGAAAAAGCCTTTGAAATGGCTACATGAGCCATTCTTTATATTCCTCACGCATGACAAGCGTGGCTATGTCGATCTTCTCACGAAGAGCCTTGAGGATCTTCTCCTCAACCGTGTTCTCCGTGACAAGGTCAATGTAAGTAACCGCGTTCTTCTGGCCGATACGATGCGCTCGATCCTCGGACTGAAGTCTGACCTCTAAGTCATAAACATTGTTATAATATATGACAGTTTTGGCCTCAGTCAGGGTCAGACCGTATCCGCCCGTGCGTGGCTGTCCGACGAAGAACCGGAGCTTGGAACTCGGATCTTGGAACTTCTCAACGATGTCCTGCCGCTCTTCAGCAGGCGTGTCACCGTAATACATGGCGGCTGATCCTTCGCCATACTCATCATTCAGCATATTGGCGATGCGCTTTATGTCTTCTGTGAAGACGGCCCAGATAATCACCTTGCCGTCGATCTCGTCGATGGTCGCGGAAAGCTCCGCAAGTTTGTTGGTCGGCAGCGATGTCATGACGCCCTCGTCGTCTGTCACGTTCCCGGAGCAGATCTGTTGCAGGCGGAGGATCTGTGTCAGGACATTTGTCGCTGTCACAGTTGACAGGTCGCCTGCCTCGTTGACTAACTTAGCCAAGGCCAGCCGTTTCATGTAACCGTAAGCCGTCGCTTGTTCGTCGGTCATTTCGACGGTGCGCTTGATGTAGATTTTTTCCGGCAAGTCGAGGCAGTCCTTTTTCAGGATGCGGTAGCTAAACTCCTCAAGTTTGTCGGAAAGCTCTTCAAGGTTCTGATAGCCCACCACCTGATTAAAGCTGTGACTTCCAAGGCTTCTGCGAACAGTCTTTGCATACCGTCCTTGAAAAGCGTAATATGAGGAATACCCGATGAGCTTGGGGTCAAGAAAGGCACATTGACTGAAAAGGTCCATCGGAGACTTGGTGATCGGAGAACCCGTCATGATCCTACGATATTTCGACTTTTCCCCAACTTTTGTAACATTCTTTGTTCTTTGGGCCGAGCGATTCTTAATTGTTGTGCTCTCGTCAACCGCCATAAGTGATTGATGTGTCTCGCAAAACTTCATTGCAAAAGCTGTCCCACGGGGCGAGGAAAAAGCTTCTACGTTCATAACTAGTATCTTTAGACGTCCATCCTTGTTCAGAGAGAGATCTAATTTCTTTTTCTGTTCAATGGTTTGCTTTGGATCCCATGCAATGACATCGCACTTCTCAAGAATGCGATCAGGCATATGGCGGGGGATCTCGGACCTTTGCCAATTCTTATATACACCCTTGGGCGCAACAATCAGGGCCGCGTTAATCTCTCCGCGTTCAAATAGTATTCCAATAGTGTCTATAAGCATCTTGGATTTTCCAGTGCCCATCTCACAGAACAAGGCAAAAACATCTTTGTTCCAAGACATTTGCAGCCCCTTTTTCTGATGCTCGTAGGGCGGCAACTTAAATTCATACTTGGTGAGGATTGGTTGCATGACTTCATCTTTCTAATTAGGGAGGTGATACAATACGGCATGTGGAGAGTATTTTTCAAGCCCCTTGACAGTCGGTCGTTAGACGCTATGTTGGGGGAGGAAAGGAAGAAAGCAAGAATGACTGTTTATATCACACATGAAATGCGTGGCCGTGACATCTCCAATGCTCTTGAGTATGGGGCGTTGAAGGTTATTCTACCCGCAGAAATACAAGTCATTGATAATCCTACACAAAAAAAGATTGTCGTCGATCTTATCGAAGAGACTCTTAAGGATTTTGGTGACAGCGACTACTTGCTCCTTTCAGGGGACCCTGCTTGTATAGGTATTTGCTTCGGCGTTGCCGCATTAAATAACAACGGCAGGGTAAAAATGTTGAAATGGGATAGGCATCAAGAAGCTTATTTCCCATTAGACATAACACTAGAAATAGGATCAGAAGGCGATGAGTATTGATTTTGAAGATGTCGCATCCGACCTCATGGATATTAAAGAGGAAGGGATGTCGAGAATTGCTTCACTTGTGAAGCAACAACTTGCACTTGAAAGATTTGTCGAGGACCTCGAACAAGATCTTGCAAAGGCAAAGAAAGACTTGAAGGAAGTTGCAGAAAACCAACTTCCTGCGGCTATGGCAGAATACGGCATGGCTAAGGTCAAAATGGAAGACGGCAGTGAAATCGCTGTCTCCAAGTTTTACTCAGCGTCCATTCCAAAGGCACGACAGGAAGAGGCTTTTAATTGGCTTCGTGACAACGGTCATGACTCGCTAATCAAAAACCAAGTTGCTGTCAGCTTTGGACGCTCAGAAGATGCGAAGGCACAGAAGTTGATGGATCAACTCCAAGCTGATGGGTTTGAAACAAATCAGAAAGTTTGGGTCGAGCCAATGACCTTGAAGGCATTCGTAAAGGAACAGGTCGAAGGGGGCGCACCGATACCCTCTGACTTGTTTGGTATCTACATCGGTGAACAAGCCAAGATCAAAAGGAAGTGACCAATGGCAAAATCAAATGTGGTTCCCGTTACCGCCAAAAAAACGGAACTTGCCACTGCTTCAGACATTTCAGGGTTTGAAGCGTTCGCTAACGAAGGTCTGGAAAGTGTGTCCGCACAGGACTTAGCTATTCCTTATCTGCGTATTCTCGCACAGTTGTCACCACAGGTGAACAAGCGTGACGGGGCATACGTGCAAGGCGCAGAAGCAGGGATGATCTACAACACCGTCGAGAATGTCGTCTATGACGGCGAAGAAGGTGTGTCAGTTATTCCTTGTTACTATCGTCGCGTTCTTGTCGAATGGAAACCGCGTGAACAAGGCGGCGGATATGTCGGCACATATAATGCCGAAGATCCAGTTGGTAAGAAGACATTCAAGGACTCCAAAGGCAAAGACGTTTTGCCGAACGGAAACATTCTTGAGAACACTGCTGAGTTTTATGTTCTCATGGTCGATGCAGAAGGCAACATTAAGCGTTGCTTGCTCACCATGACATCGACTCAGCTTAAGAAAGCTCGTAAGTGGTTGACACAAATTCAGACCACGATGGGCAAGGGCAAGGACGGAAAGATGTTCGTCATGCCTATGATGTCCCATATCTATAAGCTCTCAACAGTTGAGGAGCGTAACGATAAGGGCTCGTGGTTTGGTTGGGAAATCGCACGTGATCGTGTTCTCAACTTGGCTGATGAAACAGACGTCGCTCTCTTTGAGATGGCTGTAGGTTTCTCCAAGTCCGTGAAGGCGGGCGAGGTAAAGGTCAAGCAAGAAAGCGAAGATCACGCTTCGTCTGGCCCTTCAGGTCAGACCGTCGATGCCGATGATATTCCTTTCTAACAACGTGATGCCAAGGCAGACCCTGTCACAGGGGTCTGCCGTTTTTGTTGTTGGGGGAAGAAATGTCATTAGCAGAAAGACTGCATACTATTTTTCTTGGGAACGCCCGTGCTCACGGCGTGTTCAATGTCACAAAAGACAGGGAAAAAGACGGAAAGAAACAAGGCTATGCACGAGTTATTCAAGAGCCAACGACTATTGCTCATTGGGAAAAGCATTTGGCGGGTGATGCGGGCCTTGGGATCATTCCTATCAAGGATAACAACCATTGTCACTGGGGCGCGATAGACGTCGATAACTACACCATCGATCATCGTGTTCTGATTGAGAAATTAAAGAAGCATAAGTTTCCGGCGATTGTTTGTAGATCGAAGTCCGGCGGCGCACACGTGTATTTCTTTTTCAGAGAAGAGATACCGGCAGAAGATCTGCAACCCAAGCTTGGCGAGATATCCTCGGTCCTTGGATATTCAGGATCTGAGATCTTTCCAAAGCAGACACAGATTCTTGTTGACCGTGGTGACACAGGCAACTTCATCAACATGCCGTATTTTGGCGGGGATAATACTGTCAGATACGCCTTCGGTCCAACGGGCGAATCCCTGACACTTGAAGAGTTCATCGGCTTTGCAGAGAATAGCAGAATGTCGGTCGAGGAGTTTATGGCTCTTCCGACGAAGCATAAGAAAAGTGAAGAACTTCTTCCACATGGTCCGCCGTGTCTCCAACATCTTTGCGCTCAGGGATTTGGTGAAGGTGGCCGTAACAATGCTCTATTCAGTCTTGGCGTGTATGCCCGCATGGCACACAAAGAGGATTGGGAGAACGTAGTCCAGAACTATAACACCAAGTATATGAAGCCGCCGCTGTCAGCAAACGAAGTCGCTGTTATCGTGAAGCAGCTTCAAAAGAAGGATTACTTCTACAAGTGCGACGACCAGCCGATCTCCAGCTTCTGCAATAAAGATGTGTGCATGTCACGCAAGTTTGGTGTCGGACCGGGCAGTCGTAACAACGACCTCAGCTCGTTGACAAAGGTCAACGGTGATCCGCCGATTTGGCTTTTGAACGTAGACGGTCAGCGCGTCGAACTCAGCACGGATGCCCTCGTCTCTCAGAACATTTTCCAAAAGGAATGCGTGGCTCAGATCAACAAGTTTCCGCTGACACTTACGTCACGGGCTTGGCAGGTGCGTATGCAGAACCTTCTTGAAAACCTGACGATTGTCGAGACAGCTCCTGACACGACGATCAAGGGCAACTTCGAGGATCTCATGTCATCGTTCTGTTGTGACCGTGCGCGTGGGTTTGAGAAGGAAGAAATTATTCAAGGCATTGCCGTGTGGACAGAGGACAGGGTCTTCTTCCAGATCAAGGATTTGCTCAAGCATTTGACAGTGAACAACTTCACTCACTATTCGATCAACAAGGTTGGTCTTCGCATTCGTGAACTTGGTGGTGAACGTGTCTACTGGAAGATTGCGGGCAAGGGTATGCACGTATGGAGTTTCCCTCAGTCATATTTCGGAACGGATGAGAGCCGTGAGATTGAACTACCGCCTAATCCAAAACAAGAACAGGACGTGATGTAATGGATAGAATAGAAGCTGAGTTTATTAGGTTCCACACTGAGAACCCAAAAGTTTATGATGAGATAAAAGAAGTTGCATTGAGCCTGAAAAGGTCTGGTGTTGAGTTCTATGGAATAGGAGCGATCTTTGAGGTTGTGAGATTTCATAGAGTCATGAAAACATCGGACCCAAAATTCAAACTCAACAATAACTTTAGGGCTTTGTATAGCAGGTTGTTGATGGAGAAAGAAAAGGAGTTGGAAGACTTCTTTCGCACTCGTGTCAGGAAGCCGAGAAATGATCGGCGTCAAGCAAACTCTTATGATGATTTTGACTGATGAACATCATCCTCGGCCCTCCGGGAACGGGCAAGACAACAAAATTGTTGGGCTTGGTAGAATCCTATCTTGATCGGGGCGTAGCACCTGACAGGATAGGATACTTCTCGTTCACACGCAAAGCGGCTCAAGAAGCTGTTGTGCGTGCGATGATCCGTTTCGGTATGTCAGAGAAGGAATTACCATACTTCCGGACCCTCCACAGTCTTGCTTTTCAAATGCTGGGCGTCGGTAGAAACGGCCTCATGACACAGAAGCATTATCAGGAGGTCGCAGATTGGTTAAAGCTTCCGGGCTTTATTGAGGTCTCTGTCATGTCAGACGGGCCTTTTGTTGACTTCGGATTTGGTGACAAGTTTCTAGAAATCATCAACATGGCTCGCATCACTCAGCAGCCGCTTCGTCAGCTATACAACAGTTCAACCGTGGCAGAGCGGACCGATTGGAGCCGTATCGATTACGTTGATCGGGGCCTCAAGCACTACAAAAAGCGCAACGTCCTTTACGACTACACTGACCTGATCGAACTATTCATTGAGCGCCGCCTCGCGCCAAAGCTTGAGGTTCTCTTCATCGACGAAGCACAGGACTTGTCTTCTTTGCAATGGAAGATGGTTCACCATCTCGTCGAGAACTCCAAGGAGATCTTTATTGCCGGAGACGATGACCAAGCGATCTACCGTTGGGCTGGCGCTGACGTCAACCAATTCATCAATCTGGAAGGCAGGGTCGAGGTCCTAGGTCAGAGCTACAGAATCCCAGCTTCCCACCACGCCATCTCTCAGCGTGTCATCCAAAAGGTCTCCAACCGGCGTCCTAAAATATTCCTTCCAAGGAATGATGAGGGTCTCGTCTTCTGGCATCGGCACTCTGAAGAGGTTGACCTGTCACAAGGTCGCTGGCTTCTCATGGCACGGACCAAGAAGGGTGCGAATCAACTTGAGGAAGAAGTGCGTCAACGCGGATATCTATACACCTACGAATCTGGCAGGACGATCAAGACCGATGTCATCCGGGCTGTGTCACAGTGGGAAAAGCTTCGCCGGGGAGAGGTTGTTCCTGCTGTTGATGTCAGGAACATCTATCGTCACATGGTGATCGATGTTGACGTGTCACGCGGGCACAAGACACTTCCCAATGTCGAAGACCATAAGATGTTGGATATCGGAACTCTGACCTCGGAACATGGACTTCTGCATGAGAAGCCGTGGAGCGAGACGTTCGCAAAAATATCTGAAGATGACAGGCGCTATTTGAAATCGTGCCTCCGACACGGGACTTTTGAAGACAGCTCACGGATTACTATTTCAACAATACATGGTGCAAAGGGTACTGAATCGGATAACGTGATGCTCTTGACAGACAGTGTCAGGAAGAATCAAGGTCTTTGGAAGAAGCAGAGCTACGAGGAAGAAGATGAGCATCGAGTTTTTTATGTTGGTCTTACTCGTTCTAAGCATAGCTTACACCTTATACACCCGATGATGTCCAAAGGTTTTAGTATTTCGTAGGCCACGTTATGTATGCACAAAGTGTGAAAGTAGAGTGTGACTGCAAGCAGACGGCGTATGTTACGACATCGTTTGTCGTGTCATCAAAGTGGCCTCGTTGCGCTTGCGGTAGATTGATGAAGGTAGAAAAAAATGCAACTCCCGTTACTGAGGACGGAATCCGAGTGGTCCGCACCAGAAAGTTTTCCAGACCTGTCAGGGGATCATGAGATCGCCATTGACTTGGAAACCTACGATCCGAACCTGAAGACAAAAGGTTCGGGCTGGCCTACCAAGGACGGACACATTATCGGGATTGCTGTAGCTACAGCAAACGGCTCTTGGTATTTCCCGATACGTCACGAGACGGGCGGCAATCTCGACCGCAAGCGTGTCATGAAGTGGCTTACCGACACCTGCGCCGATCCCCGCAAGACCTACGTATTTCACAACGCCATGTATGACGTGGGGTGGCTGTCAGCGGAAGGCATCGCCATCGCAGGTAAGATCATCGACACGATGATTGTAGCTACACTTTTGGACGAGAACCGCTTCAGCTACTCGCTCAACAATCTTGGGCGCGACTACCTCGAACAGCGCAAAGACGAAAAGCTCCTCAAGGACGCGGCGAACGAGTGGGGCGTCGATGCGAAAGCCGAGATGTATAAGCTCCCGCCGCAGTATGTCGGGCCATACGCCGAACAGGATGCGGCCCTGACGCTCCGGCTCTGGGACCTGTTCAAGGGCCTGATCATCAAGGAAGAGATTCAGGACATCTTCGATCTGGAACTGCGCGTGCTAACGTCCATCATCAAGATGCGTCAGCGTGGCGTTCGCGTGGACTGTGACCGCGCCGAGCAAACGAGCAAGAAGCTTGAGCAAGAAGAACGCGCACTCATCAAAAAGATTAAAGACGACACGGGTGTCGCGGTGGACATCTGGGCGGCGGCATCAGTGGCGAAAGCCTTTGATGCGGCAGGGCTTGAATACCCCGTGACAGGCGGGACGGGTGCGCCAAGTTTTACCAAGCAATTTTTGGCGGCCCATACCCACGATCTCCCAAAACTGGTCGTCAGGGCGCGGGAACTCAATAAGGCCCGCACCACCTTCATCGATACGATCTTCAAGCACGAGCACAACGGGCGCATATACGCGGACATCCATCAGCTCCGGAGCGACGAGGGCGGCACGATCACAGGTCGTTTTAGCTACTCAAACCCGAACCTTCAGCAAATCCCTTCACGGGACGAGATTCTCGGACCTATGATCAGGAGCCTATTCCTTCCGGAAGAGGGCTGTCAGTGGGGTGCGTTCGACTACTCGTCCCAAGAACCTCGGATCGTGGTCCACTATGCTTCGATTTTGAAACTTGAGGGGGCGTCAGAATTTGTCACCCGTTACAGGGAAGATGCTCGGTCGGACTTCCATCAAATCGCCGCCGACATCGTCGGTGTGCCACGCAAACAAGCCAAGACGATCAATCTAGGTCTGTTCTATGGCATGGGTGTCACGAAGCTTTCAAACCAGCTCGGTCTGTCATTGGAGGAGGGAAAGAAGCTCTTCGCCCTTTACCATTCAGAAGTTCCGTTCGTGAAGCAACTGAGCGAATACGCATCTGACAGGGCGTCTAAGCGCGGGGCGATCCGGACACTTCTCGGTCGCAAGTGCCGCTATGACAAGTGGGAACCCGCGTCGTTCGGCCTTCACAAGCCGCTCCCGCACAAGGAAGCTTTCTCGGAATACGGTTCACACATCAGACGTGCGTTCACTTACAAAGCTTTGAACAGTCTCATTCAGGGCTCGGCGGCGGATCAAACAAAGAAGGCTCTTGTTGATCTTGCAGACGAAGGCATTCTTCCAATGATCCAAATCCACGACGAACTTGCTCTCAGCATTCCAGATGAGGCGACGGCTCGAAAAGCGAAGGAAATCATGGAGAACTGCGTCACGCTTGAAATACCATCCGTCGTTGACGCGGAACTTGGCCCGTCGTGGGGTGAGGCTGTGAACAAGATGGAATAAAAAAGGCCCCGCCGAAGCGAGGCCAGTTAACGCTACCAAGGGAGGATAAGGTAGCGTTTAAGAAAACATCTCTAAGACTTGGGGTGCTGACATGAAGCGAACTTTCTTCTCCAATTCATCAATGCTGATCGTCGCTTCTGTGCTATTGCCTTCTTCATCAACTGGTCCGAAGACCAACCCTCTTCCGGCGAGAGGTGACATTGTCCCTTCGACGTGAAAGAACTTTGTTGGTCCTTTGAGTAACCCTTCGTCGTCAACATAAATATCCCCTATGTCCGTATAGACAACATCAAACAGATCGCATCCAAGATGCGTGTAAATTGATTTGTAATCTCCGTTGTAATCGACTTCTGTGAATGACCGAGCTACGGGGTCAATAAGTATTGTTCTCATATCGCATCTCCTTTCTATGTTCAGCGATGGTTACAATATATCCCGACAGTTTTAATTGTCAAGCGGCTATTGAAACATTATATGCAACGCGACTTGATTTAATATCCTCAGAGCCGTTTACAAAAACGGATGGAATAAAAATCTTTTTAGTTAGTTCGTTGCGTGGGCCATAGTGCTGTGTCCTGACATGACCGCGTCGCAGGTGAGGACGCCGTGACATGCCGGTAAATTCACTTCCATTATAGTTTTCCGTAATTCTCCCAATGGTTAGTGTTGTTGTATATGGGTATTTTTTACGATGTTTCGTGGCTTTAGAAACTTTTCCATTGCTTATATCTTTATGAAATTTGGTTGTTTTTTCAATGTTCTTGGTTGCCAAAAGGACAATTAGAAATTTAAGCAATGTCTCAAGAAGTCTATTGGTATATCCCCTCAACATTTTATTTTCCTTTGGGTCGGGAGAGTGTATCTCTGAAAACTTTCTTGATATTCCTGAGTGCAATAAAGCAAAACCGTCTCCCCAATATGCCATCTTATTCATGGCTTTGTATGCCATGTCCATTTCATATTCCATAAAAAATGACTTAACTTGTTTCCATGCCACTTCATCGACAGGGTCTTCATTTTCGTTAAATCTCATAAACTTATTTAAGAAAACATCCAATGCCTCTGCTGACACTTCTATAGCGAAGTTATTAAACGGCGGGTAAGCCACACCTGCTTCAACCATGTCATCAAATGTATTGTCTATCTGATCGGATGTGCCTGAAGCTTCTATGACTTGTTTTGATAATCTAAAAACCTGCAGATCATTTTTATCTTTCTTCATAATCTTTCTCCTTTAGAAAGTAATTTCTCCATTGATCATTATATCAAGATAAAACCGCTCGCCGTCCTCGTTCTCACACACGGCGCGGATTGTGTTCTCGTCATACTCGTAACGAATGATTGTTCTCTTCATCTTTCTCTCCATTGAAAAGCCCCGCCAAGGTCCTCGGCGGGGCAATTATTATTTCACTTATACTTGCGCGGGCGACCGCGTTTCTTTTTTGCAGGAGCCGCCGCTTCCGTGGCAACTTCTGTTTTTTCTGGGAAGAAGTGCGCCCTCATCATGTCACGTTCTTTCGTCAGCTCTTCTATTTTCTTATTTGCGGCTTGAAGTCTATCAATGGTCTTCTCACTGTTGCTCCAACTAAGTGTCTCTTTGTGAGCGAACCAAACCTCAATAAGTTTGACCACGCCCCATACACTCGCAAGTATCCAAGCAACCCCGCTAAGGGTTTCAGCAGTAACGATACCCATCACTCTATTTCTCCTCGTTCCATTCACTAAACAACATGTCCAATTCAGCTTCTCGCCTTTTGCAGGGACATTCTTCTGCCTTTAACTGCTCGTTTTCAGCAGCTAAAACCGATACAAGTTCAATAAGGCCCTCAATACAGTGGGCGGCTTCCATACGCTCTTGGTTCAGGTCCTCAGTGGCTCCCAAGTAGTGAACCCTAAGACGCGATACAAGAGCCTCAACTGTTTGTGATTGCCTACCCATTTTTTTCTCTCAGCCGATCAACTTCTTTTTTTAATGACATGACCATATCGAGAGCGTTGTCGCGCTGTCGTTCAACTTCCGCTAGCCTCTTTCGCAACTCGATAAGATGATCCAATGTCACCGTGTCAGCGTGACGATCCTCTGGTGCATAAGGCCCAAGCCATCGTATCTCGCTCATTTGTCTCTTGCTCCTAAATCCTGTCATTTCTGCCTCAATAATTTCTTGGCAAACGACCGCAACAATTCGTGGTGTCGGCCCTCGTGCCAATGCTTACGGATATATTTCAAATCGTCAAACCATTTCTTTTCTGACTCAGGATGACATCCGATCAAGCCCACCCGACCTTGGATCACGGCCATTGGATCTTGGTTATTATACCGTGACACGATCTGACAGCGACCATCACCGACGAACGTGCATCCGTCGTAGAAGAACATCATTTCCTTTTTGCTTTGCCAATCGACTTCAGCGACTGTGCCGTATGATCTTCTGACGGATGCTTGGGGACGCTTAATAAACTGGACGGGTTCGAGCCTGTCGAGCAGGTCAAAATAATTTCTTCCAGCCCAGTAAGCACCCATGCAGATGCCGAGGTATTTTCCCCCTCGTGACACGAAATCAGCAATCGTGTTTCCTTCTCTGCGTTTGAAGAAATCGTAATAACGGTCCGCGTCCCCGATGCCACCGCCAAACGCAACGATGTCAATGTCGTCAAATCTACCTGCATTGAGTTCTCTTTCGTCAAACATTCTTATTTCAAAATCAGGTGACAAGGCTGTCACCATGCCATCAGCGCAATCCTGAGAACATTCAGGGTGATGTATGAAGATAGCCATCGTCGGTTTCATTTAGAGCGGATACCCCGAAGCTTCTTTAATCTCTTTATCGCATCGTCGTGGTATGTTCTGCCAATGTGCATGATTGATAGTATTTTTTCCACGTTCTTTCTACGATCTTTGTATTCAGACAAGTCTGATCCGGAGCATTCATATTCAATCACCTTCATGGTATCGATTGTCCTACGAACAGATAACACGATAGAGTCTTGTTCCCATTCGTCGATCATCGACGCTTCTGTCAGCATGTCAGCTTTCTTTTCAAGGGTCTGATTTATTATCTCTTTACCGTCCTTGCCAATCCTACGTTTTTCTATAAAAGCCAAAGCGAGGCAATGTTGCTTATTGTGGCACAAATAAAAATCACCGTCCACGGATACTTACCCTCAACGAAGAAGCCGATGGCAACAATAAAATCAAAAATCGCCATCGCCACAATAAGTCGATACCCCATGTCAGATATTGTCCTTGCGAAACTTTGAGTTACGCTCTCGACGTTCCCAACAACCCTTGTCAGCCTTTGCCATCTCGTAGCCTTCAGCCCACCACTGATACTTTGGGTGGTTCATGTCATACGGATTAAAGTCCAACGGCTCGCCCGCACAAAACGCATACATCGCATCGCCTCGTGTCGTGTTCGGGTGTGCCAAGAGGTCAGACCATTCTTTGCTTGTCAGGTTATCTAAAGTGACCATGTCATCCTCACTTGTAAGCGCAAATTATTGGATGCTGATAAACGCGACCGTCCTTATATTGGATGCGGATCAAGCCCCTGTCAGTGTTCATATCGACAACCATGTGAATGTCGCCGTTCGTCGCGTTGATTGTGATGGCAATGATCCTGTCACCGAGCGACTCTCCCACGCCTTCAAGAAAAGTTCCGGAGTTGACTTGAAAAAGGACCTTCCCCTTTTCAGGAGCGACGACGCTGTAATACTCCTCGACATCAGTCGCCTTGCAAAGCATCGACGGCGCGGCGGCAGACGCCGCACTAGCGAACAGAAGAAAAATCGCAACAATAAAAGAGCGCATGTTCATTCATCTTTCTTTTCCAAAAACTTAAGCTTCGGCAGTGTCACTTGCGGCTTCTCCCCAAGCATCGTCATCTTGGCCTTGGAGAAACGCACAGCTTCACGAATTGCTTTCTGTTGTTCCGGTGTCAGATTGGGTTTCTTTTTTGTCATCGACTTTTCTCCAGTAATAATCACAGATGGTTCGTTGGGTATGGGGAATGCGCCAGTATGGCTCCTCAATAAACCATTCCTCGTTGCCTTCTATTTCCCACCCACTTTCCGGAGACCTGTAACAGGTCGATGACATGGGGCATGTTTCACCCCTACAAAATAAAAACCCTGTTCCATATTCCGTCATAACTCTCCCCTTTCAAACAGCTTCGGGGCCGATCAGACCCCGAAACCATTCCAAAATCAAGATGCTTTTTCAATCGCCTTGCGGAGATCAAACGACACATTCGTCGGGCTCGACCCATATCTCGAACCGAGACCAGCGTATCCGCCGATGTCATCCCAGTGGTCCCTGACACCGCTGTCACCTGACAGGATGCGTGCGATCTTGGAAGCTATGAGTTCCAGCGACTCCTTCTGCATGTCAGGGAGCTTTTCCCAGTTCGGGCCCGACCGGAACACTTCCTTCAAAGACTGCGAGATGCGTGACACGTCCTTGTAGTCGCCGTGTTGCTTCTCACGTTCGCTAAGTAACTTCTCAATGTCAGCCATTGGCTTTCTCCTTCTGTAGCTTCTTCTCGTGATTTGAGACGCCGTGTAAGACGCTCGTGTGATCCATACCAAAGAATGCGGCGATCCTCGGATATGAAATTCCTAATTCATGACGCATCCGATAGAACGCCTCATGACGTGCCGCCACGACCTTCAACCGACGCGACGGTGTGGTGATGTCCGTGACACCAAACTTATGCTTCTCGGCAACCTGTCGAACAATCTCCCGCATCGTCAGAGAGTCGGGGGTCTTGATCTTGTTCGCGGCTCTCAGCCCTGCCATGCTCCTTTCATATTCTTCAATATACTTCGGATCGAAACTCAAGACAGGTCTGGTCTTCTGCCCCTCTGTCACAAGAAGTTTCTTCTTGCGCGGTGGTTCTGGGACCTCGGCCCTTGGTTTTGGAACATAAACATTTTTATGTAAGTTCCTACGCACCTCTTTATAGTGTGACATCATGTCAGTGACATCAGTGAATACTTGATGATCCTTCAGCATTTGATTCGTCTTCCATGTCAGCATGAGCACGTTTCACCTTGATGACATCCCAAAGGACGTTAACAAGACGTTGTAACAACTCATGTGCTTCTTCTTCTGTTTCCATCGTCATCAGGCAACCGTCGATTGCGTGACCGAGAAGGCTTGAGATGACAACTGTTTGGATTTTGACCGCATCCTCGTCATCGTCTGCAAGACCAGACGTATCAGCGACATCGAACAACCGATACAGGAGCATCTGCATGGTTTCCTCGCAGTGGAGCGCAAAGACCGCCGCACGTGCAAGCTTTGTGTCCTGCTCCTCAATATTCAACAGTGTTGCCTTTTGACTTACCGCGTCCAAGCAAGCGGACTCGGCAAAGTTTTTAGGAACACCCGCCTTCATGAGTGCGCTCGACGCTTTATCGACCGCTAGATCAAGAGACCTAGCGATCCGGTCCTTTTCCTCGTCACTTAGATTTGTCATGCTTTTCCTTACGACTATCTGCGACGTCCGTGTATACAGACATCATGACATCAGTGAATGTCTTGATGACACTGACAGGATCAGTCCCAGTGATAGCAAACAGCTTCACAAGTTCCATTGTCATCGATGCACTGATCGCGCTGAAAGCCTTCATACCCTTTCCCTTATTCTCCTCTAACGTGTCGGAGATCAAAGCTTGCAACTTATTCTCGAACGCTTCCCCGATAGCATACTCTTCAGGAAACATTGTCTTCGCAACGTCGCGTGACACTTTCAGTCCGTGGACTTCATTCTTTAGCATTGAGTTCTTCCTTTACGTTTTTTTCTACGTGATCAAGCAACTGTTCAAGAAGCGTTACGACCGCTTTCCTCTGACCGTTGCACATCATCATCAGACCTGTGACACCGACCTCAATCGCAGAAGATGCGGCGTATGTCATAGCCTCTGACACAACCTTGCGACTGTCGTCTTTGTATTGGTTCAAGATATCAAACACACCCTTCTTCGTGATCGTTTGAACGCGAAGCATAATGTCATCGATTTCTTCTTGGGTTAAGTTCTCTTGCATTTCCTTTACATCCTCTCCTGTAATCATTGTTCTTCTCCGTTCACTGCGGGTCTGTCACCGTCGTAAGGTTCTATATATAAATCACCATCTTCAGGTGGCCCCCAATCACTGTCACTCAAAGAAAACAAAGTGTTATGTGCGTGTTCTTCATTTTCGGCTTCGACGATGACGTCTTGGTATGACACCAGTGTCACAATAAACTTAGGCATCTTCTTTCTCCTCGACCTTTTCAAGTCCTATCAGGTCTTCGCAGACATGACAGAAAGCATCGTCAAATACGCTTTGCAAAACCCATTCTTGCTTTTCATAATCCCATGACGCCCATGCGTCACGCGACACGTTTTCCGTTCCGCAAACATCACAAATTATTTTATACTTTGTCATGACACTTTCCCCTCTCTTTCCATTTGCCTAGCGGCTTTTCTCAATACTCGGAGTAACTCCATTACCCGATCCTTCTCCTCTTCTTGATAGCGTTCTTGTTCTGCAATCTTCCGCAACCGTTCAATCTCATCAGCGGCTTCTTCGCAACGATACATGTTGTGTTCGCTAGATACCCCGCGCAACCATTCAACAATGTCCATGACACGTCACCATGAAGCTTGATAAATGACAGAACGAAACTCGCCTTCTTCCTTCTTGGACAGCCACGCAATCGCCTGTCCCATAATCTTTAAGTCTTCATTGATCCGCTCATCGCTTTCGTCGCTGATGCCAAAGAAAAAGCCTTCTGTCTTTTCAAGCTTCTTATTGGCAACTGCGTCTGCGATTTGCTGAATGTTTTCGACGGACAACTCAATCGGT